ATCGTGCCGGTGAGCCACCAGGCGCCGTCCAGTTTCATGATGTGCCAGGACTTCAACTCGACGGCGACGCGGTACCCCCAGAGGAGCGACCCCGCGCCGCCGTGCAACGTGAGCGAGTTGAACACGCGCGCCGCCTACGGCTTCGGGCCTGTGACCCACGTCGTCGCGTTCCAATGGCATTTCTGGCCATCGGCCATCAGCATGTACTGGCCGACCGTCCACGCCGTCGCCGGCGTCGCCGTGCAGCCGGTCATCGCGGCGAGATTCGCCCGCGGCGCCGATCCGGCCGGTGTCCATGTGCCGGGGATCCCCGCCGTCGCGCCCGTCGCGACGACCATCGGTTTCATACGGAAGGGCGTGGGCGTCCCGGCCGCCCGCCAGTTGCCGGAGATTTTCGGCGCTTGCAAGCTGCAATCGATCGCGGCGTCCAGGTACGCCGACCCTGACCACATGTACCCCGCGTCCGTGTAGTTGGGAACCAGTTCCAACAACCCCGGCGCTGTCTGATCGGCCGCTTCAAATAGCTCGACGTTGGATGAATTATAGAATCCTGCGAGCGTCCCCTCGGCCGCCTTGAGACCCGGCAGATACGCCCGCGTCTCGTCGCCGAAACAGCTCACGTCCTCGAACTCGGTTTTGAAATCGCCGGTCCATGCGTTCAAGGACAGCAATGGTACCGCGGTGACGCCCAACTCATCCCAGCGAACCTGTCCATAGCGCCCAGTCTTGATAGCCATCGCTGCTCCTTATCCTTCGAGTTTCACATCAAGGCCCGTCGCCTTGATGATCTCGGCGAGCTTGAGATACATCGCGCGCCGATACCGGATCATGGTCGGCACAAAGACCGGCCGTGGAATCCCTTTCTTTGAAAACATCCGTCCGCGCTGGGCGCCCTGTTTCGTTCTGCGCTCGTGTAGTTGGTCCCCGTGCTCGTGCCACCAGGCATGCGGCGCCGTGCTTCGCACTTGCGCCGCCACAGCATTCGGCCCAAATTCCAGCACGCGCACCTTGACGCCCTTTTTTAATTGACCCGGCGGAATCTTCCGCCCATTTTTCGAATTGCCCGGCCCGATTGGATACGCCGCTTCAATCTCGGCCGCCGCCTTGTAGGCGGTATCTAACACGAGCTGTGACGCCGGCCCCTTTAACTCCGTGGGCAAGTTCGCGAGCGCGATTTTCAATTCTTGAATCCCGAACAGCCGGAGCGCGGCCGGCATCAGGGCGCCACCTGCACCGCGCGGCATTCCATCGCCACACCCCGCATGTCGACGTTGTCGACGCTCGTGATCGCGAACATGTGACTGCCCCAGATCATCCGGGTCTGTGTCGTGACGCCCGGATGAAAATCGCCACGCACGAGCCATGAGGCAGAGCTTGTCGGCGTGCCCGCGGCTGGCTCGATAAAGACGCCGATGTCGTCCCCGGTGAGGATCGTCAGGCTGACAAACCAGGCGCCCAGATCCGTCCACGTCACCGGCTCTGTGGGCGCCGGATTCTGAAACGTCACGCGATGGCGCCGATCGCCGCGCGCCATTAGGCCACCGTCGGATCGCGATAGGCGGCGAGGAGCGCGTAGATCTTCGGCCACGGATCCGGGAGTTCCCCGTCACCGCGGTCCTCGTAGTAATACGCCGTCAGCAAGTGGATCGCATGCGTCACGGCCGCGGGCGCCGTCGCGGCATCCCACGCGGGATCGGCGGCCGGGCCGAGGAACGACAGGATCGCCTCTTGCGCCGTCGCCAGCTTTTGCGCCACGTCGGCATCGTGATCGGTGCCGCTGATGCGTAAGTGCACCTTCGCCTGGTCGACCGTCCACAGGGGGTCGAGCGTGACGCGCGAGAACTCGAGCGTCACGCCGGCACCTCCTCCGCGGGCGTGTCCTGGGCCGGCTGGGGAGCGGCCGGGACCGACGGCGGATCGCGCTGAGCCAAGGTCGAGAGCGGCCAGTCCTGCTGCTGTCGGTACGGCGTCTCACCGCCGGGGACCGGCCCGAGGCCAAACCATTCGGAGCGCGCCTCGTTCGGCGACAGGACGCCCGCGCTCGTGGCGGCCTGTGCGGCTTGCACGCGGGACATTGTGTCCATCCAAATCAGTAACCCGTCGTCGAACTCGATCGTCAGATACGACGGCAGCTCGAGCCCCTCATCGAGACACGTCGCGATCGAGACTAAGTGCGGCTCGAGGCACTGTGACTTGTATTGCAACTGCGAGGCTTCCGCGTTCGCGTACGGCGGCTGCTTACTACTGTTCAGGATGGAAATCGGGAGGCCGAGGACTTCGCAGACTTTCTCTTCGGTCCAGCCAAGCTGTTCGATGACTTGGGCATCGACCGCGGACGTCGAGACGCTTTCGTACTTCATGCCGAGTTCGGCAATGAGAATCTCGCCGCTCTTGAAGTTCGCCGCGTCCGTCTTGAGGCGCGCGGCCGAAAGCGGATCCAGTTTCGTCGGTGCAATGAGGACGCCCGACGGGCGCGCGCCCTTCGCAAAGAAGGTTGTGCTGTTATCTTGAATCGCTTTCGCTTGCGCAATCGCGCCGCTAATCGCCGAGAGCGGCGAGATGCCACAGAGCGGATGGTACAGACAGTTCCACCGATCGTGAATGATCTCCCGCGCGGGAATCACAACCGGCTGCGAGGACTCCGGCATGCCGGCCAGGTCGTTCGAGTGCAGCTCGTAGTACACGCTGCCATCGGGCGCCGTGAGTACCTTGACGCGCGCCGGGTCGAGCACGTGGAGCTGGTTCACCACGCCGCGCTCGTCGCGATGCTTTAAGGCGTAGGTGTTGCCCCACAAGAGCTTACTGAGCACCCACGTTTCAATGAACTGCTGCGCCGTCTGATAGTGATTCGGGCGCCGCAACACGGGCGAGTACGCGGGATTCGTGGTCTCGACCCAGAACCCGTTGCGGTCGCGCTCGAGTAAGAGGGGCGGCGCGATCTTGCTGATGTCCTGACTGATGCGCGAGACGGCGCCGAAGACACTGGGGTTTCCCAGTGCGGATTCGGTCGTCAGTGGATCGTTGTGTTGCCAGGCGCCCGTGTATGGCTCACGGACGGCCGGATACCACGACGATCCACTGCCCCCGCCGACCAGCGTCAGCATGGACGCGAGTCGGGATCGCACCGTCGCAAGCACGCTCACGCGCCTAGCCCTTCGCGCTGCTGGCCGCCATCGTCGTGCCGCCCGTGGGCGAGGGCCACGCCGTCGCGGTGAGGTATTTCACGGTATTCGTCCCGACGCGCTTCCACGTGATGTACCGCTCCGCGCGCAGCGCGACGGCGTTCATCTGGAACATGGACACCAGCACTGTGGTGTCCACGATCGGGGAGGTCGGTGCGCTATCCATTTGCAGTGATGCTTCCGTGCTCGCGTCGATCGTCACGCCGCCGTCATCGGCCATCAGGATATATTGCGGGGCCAGCGCCACGACGTTCGTCGTCAGCGTGTTCGACGTAATGAACTGCAAGCCTTTGTACGTGCCCCCGTTGATCCCGATGCCGGGGAACTCCGGTGAGCCATCCAGGTTCGTGCGGAACGACAGCGCCAGTGCATTCGCGGGCGAGAGCAGGAACGTCAGCCCGTCGACGGGGATATTGTTCGTCACGAAGTGGTTGATCAACCCGAGGATGTCGGCCAGGGGGTTTGTCGTGGCGGCCGCCGTCGGCGCGCCATTCGTGATCGATGCCGGATTCACGCCCGCGACCGCGGCCACCGCCGGATTGATAAATTGGGCGTCGAGGTACGCCGCGATGTCTTTCACGAGTGAATCGCGCACGACCGCTTCCGCGGACGGATTGCTAAACCGCACCAGCTCTTGCGACAGCACGACGATCGCCGCGACTTTGTTGAACGGGAGATTCTCCATCGCGAACGCCATCGCGGTCACGGGTTTCGGCTTCAGTTCCCCGACCCACGCCACGACCCCGCCGGCCGTTTGCTGGGGAACGTTCACGTTGAACGGCACTTTGCGCAAGCCGGCGATCTTCCCGATGATCGTCGCCGCGCGGAGTAACGGTAGGAAATCGGCCGTAATCGACGGATTGACGAGCGGCTTCGCCCACGTCGCGTCGGTCGTCGTGCCCGCGGCGACGGCCGCTTTCAACGCGAGCGCCACATCGGGCGTCGAGCTGCCCCAGCGACTCTGCGCATAGGTGACCGCGTCCGTATTCATGTATTTGCACCCGATGCTCGCGAGCACGTACCGCGCAAACTTGATCCCCGGTTCGACGGTCTCGCTCACGGAGACGTGCGAATACGGCGACGTGACGGCGGTCGCTTTCGTCATCTGCACCGCTTCCAGGTCTCTCCAACGGGCCTCGTCGGTCTCGCAGGTCTTGATCTTCAGCTTGATCTCGTCCACGGTCGCGGCCGTCGACTCGTCGAGCGTACTGCCCGCGGGCGCACTCTCCATGAGATTCTGCATTTGCAACCCGAGGTCCGCTCGTGTCTGCGTGAGTCCTTGGATCCGTTCGGCAATCGTCATAGCGCGCTCCTTCGTAACACTTTTGTGACTGAGAATTACCGCCTGCGGATTCGCAGGAATGCTCACCATCGAGACTTCAAAGATTTCGGATTGCAGGAACTTCGTGGCGCCGTTCGTCAGCCGCTCGACCGCATTCCCGATCGGGCGCCAGCCGACAGACATCGTCTTAATCACGCCGGCCTTCACGCTGTGCCAGGCTTCGTCGAGCCGGTCCTTCAGGCGCCCGCCTTCGTCATGGCTCGACACGACGGCGTCAAAGTAAATCCCATCAGCCGCGGCGCGTAACGTCACCCAGCCCACGGGCTGTTTCTGGTCGTGATGCAGCAGCAGGGGCACCGGATTCGTAAAGGTGATGCCGGCCGGGTCGAGGATATGGCCCTGCCGATCGAGGGCCGGCGTCGACGCGATGCCGGCGAAGGTCCGCCGGTCAGGGTCGAGCGATTTGATATCGAGGGAAAAGACGCGATCCACGCCGCGCCAGTGTGCGCCTGGCCGATCGGTTATTCAGGTTTCTGTATTTTTATGCGATCGAGTTCGCGCCGAATGACTTCGGCGACGCTCACCTCGAGCCGTAACGCCTTACGACACAGGCGATCAAACTCTTTCGCGGGCAAGGTGAGACCGACCTGCACCGACGTGTCATCCGGGGAGACGTGCGGGCGCCCCGGCCGCCGTTTCATCCCACCACCATGAGCGAATAGTCGATCGCCGGAGGGTTCGACAACGTCGCCACCTTGCGCGCGAGGAGCGCCGCGATCACGGGATCAATCCGGCCCCGGCTTTTCTTCTTCACGGGATAGATATTGTCCTTCCCGTCGCGCTGGACAACCACGTTCGAGATACACCAGGCCATGAGCGGATTGCCCCCGGCGTCGATGAGCCCGTCGAGTACGTCGGCTTCAAACTCCTTCGACGGCGCGCTCATCTGCTGCAAGGTTTGCGGGACTTCGATCACCTCGAAGCCGTCAGCCTGGAGATCGGTTTCGAGGTGGCCGGCATTCCACGGGTCGATCCCGATTTGCTGGACATCAAACAGCGCCGCGGCGTCCGACACCAGCGCCCGCACGGCGCCATGATCGATCCGGTTGCCGGGGTTGGTGCGTAAGAACCCCGCCTCTTTCCACAGGCGATAGGGCGCCCGATCCCGGTGCGCGCGCTCGTCGAGCGTGTCCTCTGGCGTGAGGCACCAGACCACGAGGCGCCACCGCAGGCGCTCCGCCGTGGGGAGAAACGCGAGCACGACGGCCGTGAGATCGACCTTCGAGGACAGGTCAATCCCAATCCAGCACGGCTCTCCGCGGAGCGACTCGATCGGCCACGCGGACTGGCCCCGCCGCCAGCCGTCGAGTGACAGCCAGGGCGCCGACGTGTTCACCCACAGGTTGAGCCGCTTCTGCTGAAACGTCGCCGCCGCCGCGGGCATGTTCACGGCTTTGCGCGCGAGGGATTGCAAGTCCTCCACCCCCACCGACACGCCGTAATTCGGGTTCGCTTTTTTCCACGTCGCGGGTGCCTGCCAGTCGTCGTCGAGATCCGCATGCGCGAGAAAGGCGAAGTACCCCTCATCCTCGATCACCCGATCGAGCACCTGACAGGCGTACGCGTGTTCATCCCCGCCGGGGGAGACCGGATCGTTGCCGGCCGTCGTAATCCGCATATCCATCGGCTGCCGCCGCGCCCCCGTCGCCGTTTCCAGCACATCGATCATCTTGCGGTCTTTATAGGCGTGGAACTCGTCCTGAATAATCAAATGCGGATTCAGGCCGTCTGTGGAATCGGAATCGCTCCCGAGCGGCGTCAACTTGGACATCGTCGCCGGATCGCACAAGCTGTGCGCGAACACGTCGATCCCGATGTGCAAGATCGAGGACTTCACGAGCTGCGCGGCATCGCCCCACACAATCTTGGCCTGGTCTTTCTTCGTCGCCGCACAGTAGCCATCCGCGCCGCCTTCCCCGTCAAAAAACGTCAGATAGAGCGCCATGATCGCCGCTTCGAGGGACTTGCCGTTCTTGCGCGGGATCTCATGGTACGCGCGCCGGATCCGTCGCAGCCCCGTCTCCCGATGTACCCATGCGAGCATCGACCCCAGCCGGAACACTTGATGCGGTTCCAGGACGATCGGCTGCCCCGCCCACTGGCCCTTGTAGTGCTTCAGCTCCGCCACGAAGGCCAAGAACCGGGCCACCTTCTGTAGATCCAGTCGATAGGGAAACGCCCGCGTTCCCTGCCGCGACACATCGCGGAGATGGCGCACGCACGCCAGCCGGTGATACCGCCCCGCGGGGATCGTGCCCGCACAGACCCGCCGCGCGTACGTGTCCAGCGGCTGCCACCGCGGGAGCGCCACCGCCGTCTGCAACCGCTGCTGAAACGCCGCCCACGACGCGCGCGCGTCCGCGAGTTCGTCCGGCGAGGGAGGAAAGACGAGATGCCGCGACGGTCGCACGGTCCCCTGCCGCAGATGCTCCGCCAGTGTCTTGCGATTGTGGGCGCCACTCCGCCCCGGTTTACCGGCCATGGTCGATGGATTTAGGGTAGGTATGC